GTCTCCTGCGCCCAGGCTGCCCAGGGCTCCGGCGACTCCTCTCCCGGCGATCGTTTCACCTTCCTTTATCCCCAGGGCTGCGGCATCAGCTGCGGTCGCGGTCCTGCCGACACTGCCGAACAGCCCCCCGGGAACCCTCCCCAGCGCTCGTGCTGCTCCTCCGACCAGCGTCGGACCCCAGCGGGCTCCTCCTTCGAATGCCAGGATGGGACCGAGTGCCGGACCGAGCCAGCCGGTCAGCTTCGCCAGCCCGCCGGTCGCGCCCTGGAGGGTAGACAGCAGGTCGCCGCCGACGCCGGGGAGGTTGGGGGCGGTATGCAGGAAGATATCGCCGACATTGGCGAGCACATCCCCGAGCTGCTGGAGGTACCCCGTTCCCCCGGCGACGATGTTCCCGAGCTGCTTGCCGAGCCCGTGCTGGAATTCCTGGGTCATCGTCGCGGCGAACCGGTCGAACATCGCGACGGTGTTCGTGCCGAGCTGAACGAAAGCGTCCCCCGCTCCCGCCCGGAGCATGTTGACTCCCGCCCCGGCAAGCCCGAAAGCGCCCCCGGTAGCAAGGTCCTGGGCAGTCTGGAGCGGGCTGTTCTTCAGCCCGAACGCCTGCCCGGTGGTCTTCCCGAGCGAATCCCCGAGGGACTCTGCGGTATTGAAGATCGCCTGCGCCCGGGGGACGAACTGCTCGCCGCCCTGCATTCCGACCAGCCCGCCCATGCCCGCCGCGACGGTCGCGGGACCGACTGTCGCGAGAAGCTCATTGGACAGCATCATGGCCCAGTGCGCAACCGGGTACCAGCGCTTGATGAAATTGCCCACCGCGAGGGAATCCGTGGCAGCCCTGCCCATGTCGAAAGAGCCTGCCCCGCTCCCGACCGTCTCCCGCATGAGGTCCGCGCCGACCGTGGCAACCGCCGAGACCCCGTATCCCGCGTACCGGGCGCCTGTTCCGATGGCACGTCCGGCACCTCCGGCAGCATCCCGGATAGCCGGAAGGGACGCAGCCGCCACAACTGCCCCCAGTCCGCTCAGCAGGGTCGGGATGACAGAGGAATAGCGGCGGCTTTCATCATCGGCGCGCATCGCCCTGGCGATATTCGGGGCGATCTTCTCGAAGGATTCCCTCTGGGAGGCTATTACCTCCCCGGTCCGGTCACGCCCGAAGGATGCCGCGATATCTTGCCTGCTTGCTCCCATTGCTGCCGCGAGGGCGGGACCCAGGATGCTGACCGTCGCCGGACCGGGGGTTGCCCCGGCATCCCCGAAGGCCGCCGCGATCTTGCTGTCACCCTTCTTAGCGGCGATATCCGCGATCTGTTCCTGGACTTTCCTCAGGCTTCCCTGAAGCGATTCCGCCTTGCTCTGGATCGTGTTTATCGCCCGCACCACCTGGGGTGCTTTCATGACGAAGTTCTGATCGATAGCCCGCCCGGTCGCCTCGATCTCCTGCTGCAGCTTCACGTGCCCGGCAGCAACTTCGCCGAGAGCTGCCATCTGGATGTTCTTGGATGCCTGGGCTACTCTCGCGACCGTCTCGTAGTATTCCTGCTGCGCCTGCTTCTGGATGCCAATCGAGGCGACGGCGATCTTGGCGATATCCTGCTGTGCCTCAGCAGTGCGCTCGCTGGCAGCGGTGAGGAACTCATACCCGTTGGCAAGTCCCCTGACCCCTTCGGTGTATGACTTTACGGAAGCATGGAGGCTGTCGATGTCCTTCTGGACCGAGACCAGCCTGCGGAACTGCCCTTCTGTCCCGGCGAGTGCCGCAGCAGCCTTGATCTGCATCTGGTACACTTCGTCAAAACTCTTGACGGCATCACGGTTAGCTTGCGCCATCGCGATAGCGGCGATGACGGTCTCGTCGGCTCCCTTCTTGTAACCGGAAGCATCGAAGATCGCCTTCTGCTTGACATCAGGCAAACCGGTTGCTGGCACGTCTCACCTCCTCGCGAGGATCAGGGGTCGTACTTGCGGAATTCTTCTTTCCCGGCTTCCGCGAGAGAACCGTCATCGACAGCTTCCTCCGTCGTCGGGGAAAGATAAGGATGAGCGGGAACCTCCAGGACGTCGTGGAACCAGCCCTTGATGGGGCTGCCACTGTCCTTCCAGTGCAGTTTCCTGCTGTTCAGGGCACTGACTACGCAGCCGAATTCAAGGATGCGGGAATAGTCGGCGTCATTCCCGACGTAAGCAAAAGCCCGCAGTCCTCCTCTTGTCGCGGGAATCCAGTACATGCTGTCCGCGAGCTTGCCGGTGGATAGTGCAGGAGGCTCGCCGGGACGGGCGCGATGCCAGGCTCCGGACTGCTTCTTAGTCCGGCGCAGGGTTACCCGCGATGCCCGTTCAGCGATGTACTTCGCCATGGCGGTAGCAGTGGGCGCAGCTCCCTGGGCGGCAAGCTTGGCAACGTCCTGCCAGAGCTTGATGTTCTCCTCGAAAGAGACCTCGCCGCTCACGCCTTGTTCAGCATCCTCTCCAGCAGCGTGTTAACTGCGGGCTTCATGTAGTTCTCCGCGACATTGGCGATCGAGTACTCCCCGGCAAACTCGCGGAGCTTATCCCGGGGGACGTCATCTTTCCGGTCATAAGCATCCTCGTAGGCGCGGAGGATTTCCGTGACGGAAGGCTTGCGCCACCAGCCCTTGTGGACGCCGTTCCAGAACGGTTCCCCGCCTACGGAGACACCCAGCGGATTCAGTTCAGTCATGGAGCTTGCGTCGGTGGTGATAACGGGAATCCCGCACGCCTGTGCTTCGATGAGGGGAATGCCGAAGCCCTCTCCGAAGGAGCAGGCGCTCATGATATCCAGCGAATTGTACCAGGCGGTGAGATCATTCGGCTGGAACATCCCCGCGTTGTAACGGTACTGATCCACGCAGCGTACCCGGTCGGAAATGCCCAGGTTCTCCGCTAGTGCCTCCAGGTCCTGACCGCCTTCGGTGTGCACGCCGGAATGCATCGACAGCAGTGCGTCCGGATGATTCTTCAGGAACTTCGAGAACGCGAGCATCTGCTCCGGGTGGGCTTTCCTGATCGCGTCATTGTTGGCGGCGTTCATGCCTACCACGAAATCATCGGGGGAAATACCCATGGACTCCCGGATTTCCTTCCGGTTTTCCAGTGGGCGGAAGATTTCCAGGTCGATTCCGTGGGGAACGTAGACGGGATTGAATCCTGCCCGGCGGAAGTTTTCGTAGCCGAAATGGCTCATCGCGATCAGCTGCGCTCCGGAGGCTTCTACTTCGGCACGGTCCGCCAGGGACATGGGACGGCAGTCCGAGGGAAGCCAGTGGGCGATGGGCAGTTCCCGGAGGATATTCGGATCCAGTACCCACACGTCCCCCAGCGTGATCACCAGATCGGGACTGACCGCCCTGGCGTGCTGCCCCAGCGACACCGAGCAGTAACTTCCCCCGAATCCCGGCAGGACGGGAATCCCGTTCCACTGAGTCGGGGACCCGGACAGCCCCCAGTAGGAGCTGATAATCACTTCGTGCCCCATCTTGACCAGTTCCTGCGTCCAGATGGCGGTCTGCATGCCGTAGCCACTGGGAGACCAGGGGGCGCATGAATGCCAGAGGATCTTGCTCACTCGCGGTTCCTTTGCTGATTGTCAGTACTGCAATGGCTGGTTCTGCTGCATCTCGGCTACCGCGTTCATGGTCGAGATGGCATCGTTCTTGGCTTCCCTGATGACAGGGAGCCAGAATTCTTCCTCAAGGTCCAGCTCGTCCACGATGCGGGGATGCCAGCTCATGTCACCGCAGAAGCGGTCATAGGTGAGCATCCTCTGCGGGAACCCCTCCGGGAATTCGGGGGCATATCTCGGATCCCGGTTCTGGAGCTGGTGAAGGAAGACCTTCGCTAGCTGTTCTGCTGCTTTTTTGGGTCCGGGGTGCTGCGCCCGGCGATCTTGTCCATCAGGGGCTGGACTGCTTCTTCCAGGGTGGCGTAGTCATCGAGGTCCATGACGTCCCCGATTACCACGTCCGCCGCCTGGAAGGAGTTCTGCCCGGGAACCGGGACGGGATAGCTCCAGGCGGTGATGATCCGCCCGAGCAAGGCATTGCGCATGTCATTCTGCATCGCCAGGAAGGAGGTGGAATTGCTGTTCTCCCCGATCTGGACTTTCGCTACTTCCTGGACCTCGAAACGATCCCTGACCTTCAGGTCGGTGCGGTATTCTACCCACGCTCCCGAGGGCAGTTCGATGCGTGCCATTCGCGCTCCTTTGTTTTCCTAGTAAGAAAATCCCCCCCTCGTGAATCTTCCGATCGCGAGAGGGGGATTTCTGGTGTCACTGATTAGTAGGTTGGCGTGCCGTTCACCAGCGTGATGGTGCCCGGTCCGAGTCCCCCGGATCCTCCGATGTCCACGCTGTTGGCGACACCCTCGAACGAGTTCCCGTAACCGATCAGCACCTTGTTGCGCATGATCTTGGACTTGACGTTGGCTACCTGGTTCGCGTTGAAGGTCAGCGTGAACGGCGTACCGGCGTTCGGGATGTTCGCGTTGGTCAGCGAGATGCTCATCGGCGCCTGCGCGTTGAGCAGCATCAGGTCCAGCGGGGTCTCGGTGTTGGTGGGGTCCCACTGGATCGTGCCGTCCATGGTGAGCGGACCCCTTGCGATGACGTAAGGAGTCTGCGTTCCCGCGACCAGCCAGTAGACCTGCGTCTGGCGCTTGAAGGAGACGTTGAACTCCCCGATGCCCGCATAGGCTCCGGTGCTCGACACGGTGTTTCCCGCTACCACGACCGTGGATGCCCAGTTGGGAATGGGGCGGCTGTTGGTAGTCGTGTTGGTGACCGCCTGGGTTGCCACCGTGGACTGCCAGGAATCGCCTGCCATCTTAATGCCCAGCAGCTGCTCCGCGTTACCGGAGAAGTCCAGCGACTTCAGGACGGAAGAAGGATACTGCCTCGCCCCGAAAGTGTTCGTAGGAGCAGTCCCGAAAGTCGCCGACGTGAATACGTTGACAATGTTCGTGACATCAGTGAAAGTATGCGTGGGAGGCTGGGCACCGAATGCGCCGCCATATCCCAGCTGGGAGTTGAGTGCCGCGAAACGGTGAGTGAACTGGGTTCCCGTCGCCAGTCCGGTCAGCGTGGAACCGGTGACGGTAGCGCCGTTGATAACCGCCGGGTGCGGATAACGCAGCGGGTTGTTGATGAAGTTGACGATATTGCTCGCGGCGGTGGAGGAAATCTGCACGACTTCATTTACGTAAGAGCCGGGAGTGTTCGAGGTAATCGCCGTGCCGATCTGGATGTACGCGCCTGCCGTGTAGCCCGCCGGGGGGGCGGTGGTCAGCGTCATCTGGATCGCGCCGATCGCCATAGCTCCGGAGACAGTCGCCGGGGTCGTGGTCGCGGAGCAGGTCGTAGACATATCTCCGAACACGTTGTCGAAGAAATACCCGTGACTGTCGAGGAAGTTGGGTCCGCCGAAGCTGAACGTCGCGGACTCGACGCCGAGAGTCTTGTAGAACAAATCCGTCATGGACCCGCGAATTGCCTTATCGTCAAGGAATTTCGGGGTGTCCTCGGGCTCGAACTGAGACTGATCCAGGGGATGGGTAATAACAGGGTTTACTACCGTGCCTACTGTCAGCTCGCGGGCAATACCGAGCCAGGACAGTACGCCCGGGTAGATGTTGGGGCCACCGAGTGCCACACAGTCCTTTCCTGCCCTTGCGAGCTGCTATGCGTTGAAGATTTCCCAGATGCTCACGGTCATCAGCGCGTCATAGCGCTTGAACCGCTCGTCGGCGGTTGATTCGACGCCGATCCGGTAACTGATATCCTCGCCAGTGTTGTAGATGGTCGAGGTGATCTCGGTATTCGGGTCGGTGATGTACACCGGGTTCGGCATGGAATACCGCAGGGCGAACATCACCGCGTCTACCATTCCCGGGAATACCGGGTCCTGCTGCTTTCCTGATTCCGCCGAGAACCAGGTCAGGTAGACGTCGGTTTTATGCAGGATGCCCTTAGTTCCCGAGGGGGTCCCCGGTCCGGTATTGCGGGGGATGGTCCCGCCGAGTTCGGAAGACCTGTTCTCCTCGCCATCGGAAGGCCAGATGTAGATAGCGGGGATTTTCGCCTGAACCCGGGGATCCGGGGGGGTAATATAAGCTTTCGCCGCAGGCTTCCCGTAGGGCATCGGAAGGTCATCGAGAAGAGCAAGCAGGTAACTCTGCGTGTTGACAATAGGCACAGCTCACCTGCCTGTGATTTTACCAGAAAGCATTACGCTTTGCTAGCTCTCGTCGCCTTGACCGCTTTCTGTGCTTTTCCGGAAGTCCCGGAAGAAGAGCCAGCCTTGGTTACCGGAGCGGATGTGCGCTTCTTTACCGCGCATTCTCTCGCATGCACAGCGACGGCATGCTTCGCTCTCGCGGTATCGCGTTTCTTCAGCGCAGCGGACCTGCGCCTGGAGGCGGCGGACCGCCTGGTCTTCACCGGACCGCAGGACATGATATCCCCTTTAGATAGTACGCTTATAGGGGTGACAGAGCAGCTCAGCTTCCGAATTGAGCCCCACCACGTCTCCGCCGGTATTCTGGGAGTGACCGCCGATATCATGAATGGTGGTCGTGGTAGCGCCCCGGGTGAGGGCTTCTGCTGTACAGAACAAGATGCACGCCTGCTCGATGGAGGCGGGCAGGGTGGTGATGATCGTTCCCGCCTCGTGCGGGTAGACCAGCGGGGCGGAGAGGGTCAGCACGCCCGGTCCGGCGGTAACCGAGGTGGAACTGGCGTGCACCGTCTCCTGCTGCCCGGAGTCCTTGATTACTCCGGTCGCCCCGGTCGTACCCTGGTAGCTGGTGATACCCCAGCCGGTACAGTCGCTGATACTTAGCGACGTGGAGCCCGCCAGCGCCTGGGAAGTGATCTCCGCATGCGGCCACCCGTTGATATAGGAAACCTGCAAGATGAACCCGTTGCGCCCCAGGCACCGGTTCACGTAGCCGGGACCGATGATGATCGCCTGCCCCCCGTAGGCACTGGAGGCGGGGGCAACGCTGTTGAAAATCCCGAACGGCGGGTACTCCGGTTCCGCCCAGCCGGAAGGGAGGGTCTGCCAGTTCCGGGGGAAAGTATTCGGGGATACTTTCACCTGCGTGACTTCCAGGATCGGGAAACTGGAGAGGATAGCGCGGGTATTGAATCCCGCATTCGCCCAGTATGGGGTAGGGGAGCTTCCGCCTGCTCCTGGTCCTACTGTTACCCGGTAATCCGGACCGTGAAGAACCTCGATATCAATGGTAGCCCGCAGGATCTGGTTGCAGTAACCATCGACTTTCGCCGTGGCGCGGGCGCACATGTTCCACCATTCTGCCTCGTTTTCGGCAGGGGTGACGTCATCGCCGGGAGGAATGCTCCCCCAGTCGATGCCGGTCGGAGCGGTCAGCAGGGTAGTGGGAGAAATGTAAGGGGCTGTCACCAGGGGCATCGGGGTAGTCACATATGCTCCTTATTTCACCACTTTGATGCCCGCGTCACGAGCGCATTTAGTGCAAATCCACGCATCGGCTGAACTGTCCCATACCGAATGCTTCGGGCAGATATCAGCCCGGCAGTCTTCTTTCGCGCACTGAGCCCACGGGGCGGCGGTCCGGGCGGTACGTCCCCGCTTGGGACCTCCGCACCTTCTGCACAATCCAGGGGCTCTGCTCATGCGCTCCTACGTCTTGAACTCGTAATCAGGGATAGTATCTGCGGGAATAGGCGTGAATTCCGGTCGCGGCGGCCAGGACCACTCATTGAGATCGCCGCCCTCATGCCGGGAAGTCGCCCAGTAAGTATCATTTCCGTCAAGATGGACCTGGAGGTTAACCACATTATGCGGATTTCCCGGGAATGTCCTCACGACCATCGCAGGGAAAACGTCTCCGGGGCGGACGGCATTGCCGAAGTGACCGATATGCCCGGTGGCTCCGGGATTACCGGGCTCTTCCGGGCGCCCGTAGGTGCGGGTGAAGGTCATGAAGTCATGGCGCCTGCGGTTGATCGCCTGGGCGTCAGCTTCACCGAGCTTGTAAAGAACGATTCTTCCAGGAGTCGGGATCATGCCGCCAGCCTCTCCAGGAGCTGCTGCTTGGTCCCCTTATCGGAAAGGCCTTTCGCCCGGCACATCTTCTTCAGCGTGGCGGGATGCAGGGAATCCAGGGGGAGGTCATCCGGAGTCGTCTCGATCTGCTTCTGCAAGGTCATGGAGATACCGCACTCGGCACAGAACTTGGCGCCGGAGGCGTTATCATGACCGGTCGGGCAAACGGTGGTTCCCCGGAGGTACGCGGAGGGAAGCTCGCGCTTCATCATCCACTCGGTCTCGAAAGGAATGTCGGTGCCTGCTGCACGCAGGGCTGCCAGTGCCTGGATCATCTGGATCTGATGGGTGGCACGCTCGGTGCGGGTGGCGTTAGTACTCTGCTCATCGGGAGTCAGGGGGACCGACTCGGGGGTAGAAGACCAGTGCGGGTCACAATCCGCGACACGTTCCTGCTTGGCGGGAATGCCGAGCTTGGGATCACCGGGGGTGGTCTTGAGGATCTGCGGCTTGCGGGCGCCCTTGAGATAGGCTTCGCAGGAGGTGCAGTTCAGCTCCCATTCTCTGGCGGGAGCGCCTTTCACGACGGGTCGGCTATGCGATTCTCCGCAGCCTCCGCTCGTGACGGGGATGGATACGCTCATGAGGTCAGAGCGTGCGTACAGGGACATGCGCGGTCCTTTCTAGGGGACGTACTGCCCGCTCGGTCGTTCGCGGGACATCTGAGATTCCGGGACGGTCTCTGCTCCGCAAGAAGGGCAGGTCTTCGTCCAGGAATGATGAATCGTGTTATTAGGGCAAGCCGGACACCATCTGCCCTCCGGTCCGCTCCGGATGAAATGCTTCTCCGGTCCGGCGTCTACCAGTCCCGCCTGGGCGTAGTTATTACCTTTCAGGGCTGCCATGTGATGGTCGGCGACGTCCACGAACGTCCCGGGCTTGGCAACGTAACGGGTACCGTCCTGCGCCTTGAATCCCATGCAGCCTGGCGGAAGGTTGACTCGGGTCACGTTTCTCCTATGTGCTGATGATGTAACTGACGGTTGCGGTCTGCCCGTTCTGGGTGACGCAGAAATTCAGCAGTCCGCCTTTGGAGACCGGAGTAGTCGCGAAAGACGTCGGGACCGCACCGGGAACCAGGAGGAAACCCGTGAGGGAGGTAACTCCGGTAGCGGGACCGACTGCGATAGTCGCAGGTCCCGTGTTCGCCAGTACGACACTGCACTGCCCGGCAGGCAGAGTGCACAGGCTCGTGGGCACGGTATTGTCATAAGACAGCTGCCCGGTAGTGACGCCCATCAGTTCCCCGTGGAGATGATGTAGCAGAAAGAAGAAGCGGTCCCGTTGCCGGTGGTGGCGTAATATGTCACCCCGCCGGTCGAGTTGTAAGATTCCTGGAGGATAGGGGTCACCGGGACCGGCATCCCGCCCGTGGTGTTCACCCTCGCGGAAGTGCCGATGTAGACAGCCTGCGGATTCGTCGGCTGGAAGATCGTGAAATTGCACAGTCCAGCCGGGAGAGTGAACACCGGCACCGTACTGGAAGAGGGAACTGTCGCGAGGCCCACGGTCACGGACATTACTGATCGGTCACCAGGATGTAGTTGATCAGTCCCGTCGTGCCGGAAGTATTGGCTCCGTAAAACGTAGCTCCCCGGCTGCTGACGTAGCTGTTAAAAGATGTGGGGATGGAGTGGCACTGCAGTCCGTTCACCGCCGTCACTGCCGTGGACGTTCCTACCGACACGACATTCGTCGCGGACGTGGCGGAGTTCCAGAACGTGGCATTGCACAGTCCGGGAGGCACGGTGAACAGCGGAACGGTGGAGTTATTTGCCACTGAGATCTGTCCCATTACGTAGGTCACAAGCCCCCTAGACTTTTTCCAGGATCCACTTGACATCCTGGCTGAACTCGCGCTTGACCCGGGCTACGGTGTGCGCCAGGTGCTTTTCCCGCCATTCCTGGTAGGCGGCGAGATCGGAAGCTCCGCTGGACTGCTCGGCCTCGATGTACGTACTGTCCCGTTCGGTTCCCGGGCTGACGGTGTAGTGCAGATGCTCAATGACCGCCTCGGGGACGTAGCGGAGCATGTCCGTGCGCCTGCCCAGCTCGCTGATGGCGTTATCGCAGTAGAAGTGCTTCACTACCGGAAGGGCGAACCAGCCGAGGAACTTCACGAGGTCACTGGAGACCGCCCAGATCTCCGGGAAGCCGCTGCGGCGCTTGTCGTCGGGGAATACCCACCCGGTGCCCCCCATGGCTTCCAGGGCGTCCATGAGCGCCTTATCCCACTTCGGGGTAGTGAACAGGTGGTCATCGCCGACCGTCATGATGGCGTCGAAATCATCCGCGTGCGCCAGGGCGATCTTGTTGAAGATCCCGACGAGAGTATCCCGGGGGGAAAGGACACAGTGCGTGGTGCCGCCCCAGTCCATGTCCTCATAGGAATCGTCATCGTCGTCGGTGACGAACAGCAGGACGGTCTCATCAGCGGGCTCGCTGGCCTCGAAAGACTTGATCAGCCGGGCTGCCTGTTCCCGGCGCTTGCGGGTGGGTACCATGACGAGCAGGGACTTCATGCATTCCTCTCGATCAGCGGCATGGAAAGCCGCACGGTGTCAGACTCGTAGGCTTCCCCGGACCGGGGGCCTTTCGTGAAAACCAGGACCCTGGTATCTTCCAGTGCTTTCCAGGCATGCGGGATGCCGGGCTTCTCGGTGACGAGATCACCCGCGACATGTTCTTTGCGGTACTGCTCGCCGTCATCCCCCTGGACCATGAGCATTCTCCCGGAGACAATATACGTCCACTGGGTGGTCTGGTAATGGATGTGGTTACCCCGGACGGATCCGGCGACGGTAAAGATTTCCGTCACGGCATCAACGGGACCAAGAAGGTCCTGGATGACGCCGCGTTCGTCTTCAAAGCGGTCAGTCAACGATCCTCGCCTCGGGAAGGGGGATGATGAACTTGCCCTTGTAGCCTTTTCCGCGAAGCTTCGGGATCAGGTCATGCGCGAGATGCCAGGACAGCAGGAGTGCATACTGGGGCTGCTTCTCGAAGAGCTTCTTCTCGTCAACGACCGGGATTTCCGTGCCGGGAATGCATGTCCCGATCTTCTCACTGGAAGAGACCTCGCAGACATATTCCAGGAAGCCCGCGATGCCCGCGTAATTGATCAGCGGGGTGGCGCGGGTAGTTGCCCCGATACCGCAGATGCTCCAGCCATCCCGCCATAGCGGCTGCATCAGGTCGAACAGGGCGTTCCGGGCTTTCCAGGCGCGGGAAGCAAGGTTTCCCTGCTCCTTCACCGCCCAGATGCGGAACGACCCGCCGTGGGTGGGGATCTTCTCGATGTTCTCGATGATCAGCCCGTGAAAGGCGAGCAGCCGGGAGAGAGAGGCGATGGAGTAGTAGCGGAGGTGCTCATGGTAGACGGTATCGATCTGCATCCCGTTTGCGATCGATGCCCAGTCATGGTTCTCGGTGACGAACAAGCCGTCGTCGGCAAGAAGGGTTACCATTCCCGTGAGGAAGTCATGCGGGTCCGGAACATGCGCTAGCACATTTGTTGCGGTAATGACCCTCGCAGGACCTGCGTAGCCCAGGATGTCTTTCGCGACCTCGGAAGTGAAAAACTGCTGCCAGGTCGTGAGATCCTGCTTACGGCATTTTGCTGCCTGGTTCGTTGGCTCTACCGCTATACGGCGAAGCGTTTCCGGCAGCGACAGCAGGAAAGTCCCGTCGTTAGCCCCGATATCCACGACAAGATCTTCCATGCACAGCCAGGGCTTGATCTTCTCCGCCAGCTGCGCGAAATGATCCCGCATCGCCTTCGTGTTGCCGGTGGCGTAGGGATGATCCGGGGGGAACATCTCATGCTGATCGGGGATGTAGCTCAGCTGGACGAGCGTGCACTGCGTGCACTTGACTAGCTTCAGCGGGTATCTCTGCCCGTTGTCATGCTCAGCGAGAGGCTGCATGCCCATATCCAGGACGGGAACCATGTCCCGCTCCCCGCAGGAACCGCAGCGGGGGATTTCAGCCATTCGCGCGGTACCACGATCCGGTACGGGCGACGCCTTCCTCAAAGGTCACCTTAGGACCGGTCCAGCCCAGCGCGGTGATCTTCGAGATATCCGGGCACCTTCTCGGGGGGCTGCCCTGCGGGAGCTTGCCGGGAATGACCTTGATCTCCAGGTCATAGCACCACCAGGCTACCTCGTGAGCCACCTCAGAGATGGTGCGCTCTTCCAGGGTGCCCATGTGGTAGACGTTCATGTGCTCGCCAGAATCGAGCAGGGTGATGAACTGGTCTATGCAGTCATCAATGTAGCAGAAACTGCGAGTCTCCTGACCGGAACCCTGGATCGGGAAGGGGATGATCCCGTCGTGATCCTGGACCAGGGAGTTCAGCCGGATGCAGAATTCCGGGATGACATGTTCCCTGCCCATATCAGGACCGTAGATGTTATGCGGCCTGGTGATGATGAGCCTGTCAAGGATGCCGGTCCGCGCCCAGGCGAGGGACATGATCTCACTCGCGATCTTCCCGCCGCCGTAGGAATAACGGGGGTTGAGGACATCCGGCACTACGAGCGGAATGTCCTCCGGCGTGGGCACTTGCGGCGCCACCTGGTACGCCTCCGAGGAGGAGACCAGCAGAAGCTCCGCGCATCCTGTTGCTTCGCACGCCGCAAGGACATTAAGCATCCCCCTCATTGCCACGTCGAGCACCTGACGGGGCTCAGCGTAGAAAGTCTGGGTTCCCTGGAGATAAGCCAGGTGCACGACGGAATCGCATCCGTGCATTGCCGCGCGGACGTTCTTCTCATCGCGGACATCGCCCTGGAAGATCGTGACGGGAACGCCCTTGAGACGTCCTGCCTGACCCCTGGACATGTCATCGAGGACATTTACCTCGCTCCCGAGGGAAACGAGCTTCTTCACGAGATTGCTCCCGATGAAGCCCGCTCCCCCGGTTACGAGATACTTCTTCCTGCCATTTCCCATAACGGGAATGATAGCAGAAACTAAACCACGCCCGCCGACACCCGGAGCTGCCCGGGATAGACAACGGCGGTGGTGACGGTAGAACTCGCGGCGTGGTCGTAGAGAAGTCCTGTCGAGACGGTGACGGCAGTTGCCGTCGTGCCTGCGACAGTCGCTACTTCCTGCCCCTTGCCGGTATTGCCGATAATCAGCGTGGTACCTGCGGGCATGTTGACGGTGCTGCCCAGCGTGAATGACGTCGCCCCGGCGGCTAGCGCCACGGCGGTGAGCGTGTTGCTCACCGTTCCCGGTGCCACGTTCGAGCAGGCGTACAGCGTCGTGGTGGCATTCTGGAATTCCACCGGACGAGAACCTGCCGGAATGGGGAAGCCGTTGAACGGGGTTACCGGGGACTGCCCCACCCAGATGATGTTGCTGCCCTCGTTGTACAGGCGTACCGTCGAGGGGGCATTCGGCGTCGGGGTGAAGATCCACGTGGGAATCGGGTTGGTATTGACGTGCTGGTCGTTCCCTGGACCGAGATTGGGCATGCTGTCCTCCTTAAAAGAGTCTCAGGGGGACTTAGATCACCGAGACGACGCTGCCCTGCCCGACAACCAGGGTGGCTGCCGAGACGCAGGTCGCGTAGATCTGGGTGCTGGCTGCCACCGGTCCCTGGAGAACCAGGGTCGATCCGGAGGGAATCCCGAAGGCTACCGAGGGGGTGGGTGCAGATGCGGTTGCCACGAAAATCGTGAACGCGGTACCCGAACTCGTGTTGGCGTTAGTCAGGACCAGATCCCGGAAGCCTGTATTCGTGCTGGGCACCGAGTAGCAGGTGGTGGTTCCGCCTGCCGCGATAGTAGCGGTGGTCAGCGGAGTTGCTGCGAGAGGCATACATTCTCCTTTTCTGAGTATGCCTCCCCGGAGGGAGGTTAATCCCTCCGGGGAATTCCGTATGCCTTAACTGAAAGGCGTAACGTCCGAAACCTGCAGTCCCTGCAGAATTCCGCTGTAGAAAGGCGCGTGAGCAACCAGGGAGCCCAGCAGGAAAATGCTGTAGCGGAAGGTCGCGTCGATAACAGGCCATGCGACAGACACGTAGTCTTGGACTACGGTCATCTCCCAGGCGTTATCGACATGGCTCCAGGTCTGCGGCAACTGGTAGCTCATCAGCAGCGCAGTTCCCTGGCTCATCCACGGGTGAACCGTGAGCTTGACCGTAGAGCGGGTAACAGGGTTGACGAATTCCGCGACGGCTGCACCGGCACGAATTCCGGAAATCTGATCCTGGCTGATGTTGAGCAGGTAGTTGAGGCTGTTTCCCTGCAGCAGCATGTCATTTGCCAACCGCATGAGGTCACCGCCGTCAGCGACGATCTCAGACGGGTCAGCCTTGTAAACGCCAGGGCTGACATTGTTCATGCCATTGTTCTCCCACATTGCGTCAAGCGCCGTGAAAATGGCATTAGTGGAAAGGTGAGTTCCCACGCTGGAGTTGACGTAGCCGCCCTTCCAGACATTGCTCGATCCGCCGAATCCGACGTTCGAGTAAGGTCCGGAGCCGGTTGCGGAAAGACCGGTCAGGGTGGGGATGAGCCCCTCCATCCGGTTGGAGCTTCCGGTGCCGGTGTCCACGGTGGTGGGGTTGCAGTTCGTGGTGTTCGAACCGGGTCCCGAGGCGTTGGAAGTGGTCGCGACCGGACCCTGCACGGTGAAGCGCAGCCCGCCGATGGAGTTCGCGGTCTGGGTGCCCTGGAAGGTGGTGTTTCCGGCGGTGCCGGTACCGGACTGCACGGAGGTACCCGCCTGCAGGAAGTAGGTGCCCGCGTTGGTGGTCATGTACAGGTTGTACTGCTGAGCGCCAGGAACGGGGCTAATCGTGACATCTACGACCTGCCCTGCGGAAATGGCGACAGCGGAACCGATCGCGGCAGAGGCAATGCTCTCCCCGAAGTAATTCAGGGCGGAGACCTTGAAGTTCACGTTGGTGGTGAACCCGGTGATAGCGGTCTCATTCGAGCCTGCGGTACGGGCGGTTGCGGTGGGAGCAGCGGGGGTCGCCAGGTTCTGCGAACTTCCCGCGATCATCTGGTATTCCTCACCGAGCATCATCTCCTGGAGAAGCACCAGGTTTGCCAGCGCGGAAATGTCCTCGAATCCCTGGGATTCGAACTGGGCGAGCCACGAGAGCGACTCACTCAACCCGAAGAACCGGTAAGGCACATTGAGCTTGTACTCAGTCTGCGTCCCGGTCTTGGGAATGTTGAGAGGCCACGTTGCCGTGGTGCTCAGCTGACCTCCGCTGGTGACCAGCTCGGGGATCGAGATGTCAATGACACCCTGACCGCCGGTCTGGGAACCGGAGATTCCGAGCAGCCCGTAGACCTGCCGGGAAGCGCCCTGTCCTGCCGGACGGGGGAACTTATTCCGGAACAGGGTGTAAACCGGGTAGATCAAGCGGCTCGGGGCGAGCAGGTCAAACGGAACGAGTCCGTAAGGAACACCCGCAGTGCCCATGTTGGTTGCGGTGAAAGACTTGCTGATCTCCGCGCTCATTGCCTTGCGCATCATGGAGTCACGCGATGCCATGGAGCGGATGCCCCCGGTCTCGCGCTGTCCCCAGAAGTCCGGGCTGATTCTGCCCATGACGTTCTCGGTCTCCCAGGCGCCCTCATAGGTGGCTGCCCGGACGTCCATGATCGCCTGGTGGCTCTTGGTCATGATGTCACGGTTGTGCGTTCCCTCAGACAGGGGGACGCCATTGTTGGTCACATGACCGACGCCCTTGACCAGGGACTTGGCGAGGGACGTAGCAGTCGCCTCGTAGTTGGACCGGCGCGCTACGCGCTCGGCTGCCGAGCTTGCCCTACCAAGGGGCGCATTACCCATTCCGGGGGCTGCGATTCCCTCGTCGGTGACGATATCCGCCACAGTATCTCCTTATGTTCGGAGCGGAAAATTACTCAGTGAATCCGTACTTATCGAGTTCCGCCCGCGCAGCTTCCCGCTCGAAGGGGTTCTCGGAAGTGCGCCAGGTACGGTACGCCTGGCGCATGTGGTTTACCTGAGTACGCTCCGCGTTCTCAGCTACCGTGACGGCGCCCGCCGGGCGCGCGTTCTTGTTGAATGTAAGACCAGCCCAGGAGGCGGTCTTGGGGTCAGGGAGATTAGCAGCAGCCTCCCAGCGGGCTTCCTGCTCGCTGATCGTCTTGTCCTGCTTCTCGATCTTCTCCAGCAGCGGGGCGATTGCCGCCTGTACTGCATTCTTGATGATGTCAGGGTCAATCACGGGACTCTCCGCGACTTCGCTCTTGACGACCTGAGGCGCGCTGCTCTTGATGACCTCGCCCGGGGTGACCCACGGACCGAGACCCATCTTCGCCCGTGCCTCGTCAATGGACATGATGCCCTTCTCGACGGCATCGACAAGCAGTTCCTGAGACTTCTGGGAACGCATCCTGCCGAGCTTGGCGCGAGCCTCATCGACGGTGAGCTTGCCGGAGAGGACCTTCCTGGCGAGCTTCTTGCGAGCGCCCTTCTCGATGGTCTCGTCGGTGAACTCATTACCGGAAAGAGCAGCGGTCATTTCCTTCTCTGCGACCGGCTCCGGCTTGGCGTCTTCCGCCTTGCCCGCGATGGCAGGGACCGGAGGCTTCTGATCGACGCGGTAAGCGTCCTGCTCAATCATCGGGCAGCCCTGCGGGAACTGGTGCTGCAGGTGATCGTGCATCATCACCAGTGCCCGGCGGGCATTGTCCTTCTCCATGTGCGCGTAGGTCAGGGAAGTGGGCACGCCCTGCTCGGAGGGATATTCGAAGCCGCCCTTCATGAATGAGGGAGACGGGGACTGGTGCCCTGCGCTCAGCGGAGGCCTTCCGAAAGAATGCGCGTTCGGCGGGGAATCCGGGATCTTCGCAGAAGTATTCGGACCGTCATAGCCGGGGGAGGTAGCCGCATGCCCCTCGGTAATGCAGGGACGGTGGAACTTGCCGGGAGACATCGAGCCGGGAGACGGTGCCGAAGACGGCCCGGGGTTGGCGTCGCGGAATGCCTTGTGCAGCTTCAGCCGGTAATCGTTGAGGTCCGCCATGTCCGCGTTCTTCAGTGCGGTAACCGCGCGCCAGATCTCGGTCATCGCCATGGCGCTCTCAACAGGACCGGTAGCCGCGTCCACCGCCTTGCGCATCCACAGGTCCTCATCGAGAACCGTCTCGAAACTGGCGAACGGGTGGTACTTCGCTACCTCGTCGGGGTGGAATGCCGGGCAGGTCAGGTCGTGAAGACGCCCGAGATCGGCATCCATTCCGATCGACTTGAAGCGCAGGAGTGCCGCAGTCTCCGGGGACATTCCCGCGCCCTTGTGCTCAGGAGTCGCACGTCCTGCGGGCATCGGGCTGTGCTGGTAGGCACCCGGGTCAGGCATCTCGTCCATGGGAGCGGCCTCGGAAGCGCCGCTGGCGGACTGAGGAGTGCCGGACGGCATGCACTTCTCGGAGTGCGCGTGATCCAGCTTGCAGGAGTCCGCATCGGCGGACTTGCCGGAATCATCGGCGTCACCCTTAGCGTCGTCCTGCATCCACGGAGGCAGCTTCTTGCCCTTCTTGGGCTTCTTCGCCGCCTTCTCCTTTACCTCGGACTCCTTCTCCGGGTCCTTCGTAAGGTCCGGATCGGCTTCCTTTGCGGCGCCGGTCTTGATCATTTCGGGAGCGGCATCTGCCACACTGCCTCCGGCCTTAGTGGAGTCGTCATTATCAGTGAGCGGATTTGCCACACCGAGTTCCTTCGCCCTTCTCGCGATAAGCTTTTTCGCGGCTTCCGCGTCACCGTGACCGGTCGCAGCGAGATGCGCCGCATTGCCCAGGTCGCCTGCATTGGCGATCGGGTAGCTGCCATTGGGGAGCGCATTCCCGGCAGACGCCAGGGAACGCCTCTCGGCAGTGTCCACATTGCGCTTGTAGACCTCTGCCTCTGCGGCGAACAGCGCCTGGGCGGCAAGGTCCTCATAGTGCTGGTCGATGATCTTGGTCTTCAGGATCTTCGCCAGGTCGTTGGGGGTGAACGTGAGGGACATGTCCTCATTGACCGTGACGGAATCACTGCCGTCCGCGACGAGCCCGCCCTTGGCGTATTTGGCGGTAATCTCAGTTCCGGTGAACTTGGCGATCACGTTCTCGTCGCCGAAGACCTTGCCGGTGAATTCCGGGGCTCCTTCGCTGTCCGACTTGACCAGCTGGATACCGCAGGACTTGTTCGCGGGGCGGTCCACCAGGGAGATTTCCACGATCTGCCCTCCGGTGATGATCCCGCCGCGTGCTTTGCCGGTGACGTCCCGCTCGATAGTGGGACGGGCAATGCCCACGGAGTAGGCTCGGAGGGCTCCCTTGGAAACTAGTTTCTTCGCCACGGGCTCGATTACAAGACCCTTTACCCAAGTGGCCCCTGAAGAGTCAGTTTCGGCAGAAACGCCGATACCGGCGGGGTCGCGCTGAGCCGAATGCTGAACCCGGAGGTTCCCTCCGGTGTCGAGCCATTCCTTGATCGCCTTCGAGGAGAAGTCCGGGTGGACAATCTGCTGGTCCGCGTCTACCGAACCGTCAGTTGCCTTCCCGTAAACCAGGATGTCGCCATCTTCCGTGGTCTCCGTCTTCTCGATGGGGAAAGACATGAAGACCTGAGAAGTGACTTCTCCGGCACCGGTAAGGGTTGTTGCCACACGGGCTCCTTCTGTAATACGATTATGCTAATGCCATCTCACGGAAGCACAGCACAATGCCTAAGCCTGCCCCGCGTTTTGAGGAAACAGATGACCTGGAGAACTCCCAGGTCTGCACTATCTGCAAAAAGCGCATGCCGTTCAACGCTTTCCACAAGAACAGCAGGGCTAAATCAGGACTGCAGAGCCGCTGCCGGAACTGCTATCGTGACTGGTACAACGAGCGCTACAAGGAGAACCCCGAGTTCCGCGACAAGAGAAGGGGCCACTTCGGGAAGTTCTACCAGGAGAAGTATCCGAGCCGACGTCAGAAGCATAACGATGACAGGCTGCTCAGGAAGTACGGCATTACCCGCGAGGAATTTGACGTGATGTCAAAGGCCCAGGATGACCTGTGCGCCATCTGCCGCCGTCCTCCGCTGGGAAAGAGCAGGCTTTCCGTGGACCACTGCCACAAATCGCTGGAGATCCGGGGACTACTCTGCGATCCCTGCAATACCGGACTCGGCATGTTTCAGGATAGCCCGGAAATACTCATCACCGCCGCCGCTTACCTGCAGCAGCGAAAGTTATACCACGCTGCGATTTTAAACCATTCCCGCAGGAAATGTCAAATTACCTGCGGTTAAGCTTGCGGGAAACCCATCTGTCTTTCACGACCATCACGTAACCCGCGTCCGTAAAGACGATCCCGTGGCGGAGCTTCGGGTGTATTCCGGCTTTCTCGCAGGCATTGAGGGCAACCGCGAGATCATGCAGGAGAAGCTGCTTCCGCTTCTTACTGATGGTGGGATTCCTTCAGCTTCTCCCATTCAGCGAGGGCTGCCCGGGAAGCCGATATCACCTCGGGATGCACATGCCCGTGCCGTTCCCCGAGATTGCCCTGTGCCCATCTTTTCACCGCATTGAGGGCAGTGGCGATAGCCTGCGATTCCCCCATACCCTGATCTTTCATCAGCACCTGCGCAATATGCTCAATGTAATT